TGGGTATCTGCTAAAGATAGCCGAGTAAGAGATACACATCAGCATTTAGATGGTGAGATTATTGAATTAGATGAGAAGTTTGTATCAAAATCAGGAGCAACTGCTCTTGCACCAAAGCAATTTGGAGTAATGAGTGAGGATGCTAACTGTAGGTGTACAGCCGTTCATGCATTCTTCGATGAAAACGGAGAGCGTATTGGTGGACGTACAATGAGAGCAAGGAATCATGGTGATAAAGTCATGAGTTCCGTTGTTCCTTATCAAAGATATTCAGATTGGTTAAGAGATTTAAAGAAAAGAAAATAATACTAAAACTTGAGGGATTTATTCATGTGAACGCTTTAGGGCACAGGCTTAGATAACTCAGAAGGAGAGATATATAATGTTTAAGGATAAAATGAACTATATTATTTTTGAAGCAGATAAGGGTTCTACTGGTGGAGGCACAGAAGGCAAAGTTGATGAGGTTGAAGAAACTAAAGACGGTGCTGAGGGTACAGACACAAAGAAAGAAGAAACTTTAACTGTTGAAGAAGTACAAAAAATGATTCAAAGCGAAGTTGATAGAACTCGTGGAGAATATTCTAAGAAGTTGAGAGAAAAAGAGAGTGAACTAGAAGAGTTACGCTTATCACAATTATCAGATGAAGAAAGAAAATCAGAAGAATTAAAAAATCTTCAGAAACAATTATCTGAACGTGAAGCAGAGGCAACTAGAAAAGAATTAACTTTAATGACTATTGAATTACTAAAAGAGGAAGATTTGCCTATTGAAGCAAAAGATTTCTTAATTGGTAAAGATGAAGATGCAATTAAAGCAAACATTGAAGGATTCAAAAAAATGTTCAGTGATGCAGTTGAAGCAACCGTCACAGAACGATTTAAAGATTCAGGCAAAGAGCATAAGAGTTCTACAGGTAAGACAAACCGTTATACTCAAGAAGATTTAAATAACATGTCGCCTGCTGAAATCAATGCGAATTGGGAGAAAATTCAAAGAGATTTATCTGGTCAGTAACCAGTTAAAAAATAAAATTTAAGGAGAAGATATAAAATGGCAGTAAAAAACTTTATTCCAGCATTATGGTCTGCAAGATTACTTGCAAACTTAGATAACGGACACGTATTAGGAAACATTGTAAACCGAGACTTTGAAGGTGAAATTAAACAGTATGGTGACCGAGTAAAAATCAACCTTATGGGTGATGTTACTATCGGTGACTACGATGGAACAGATATTGACGGTCCAGAGGATTTAACTTCTGAGCAACGTGAACTATTGATTGACCAACGTAAATACTTCAACTTCCAAGTTGATGACGTTGACCAAGCACAAGCAAACGTTACTTTAATGGACAAAGGTATGGCTCGTGCATCTAATGCATTATCACAAAAAGTTGATGAGGCAATTGCACAAAAATATGTTGAAGCAGGTAAACAAGTAGGTACTGATGAAGCACCAATTTCATTAACTGCTGAAAATATCTACGACAACATTGTTGACTTAGGTGTTGCTTTAGATGAAACAAATACACCTCGTGACGGACGATTCATTGCTGTTCCAGCATATGTACATGGTCTATTACAAAAATCAGATGCTTTCGTATCTGCAAACAACGAAGTCGCTCAAAATGGCTTAGTTGGTAAAGTTGCAGGATTTGACGTGTTTGTATCAAACAACATTGCTAAAGTTGAAGAGAACGACAAAATCTTAGCAGGTCACAAGATGGCTATCACTATGGCTGAACAAATTCTTGAAGTTGACGGATACCGTCCAGAAAAACGTTTCTCAGACGCTGTTAAAGGTCTACACGTTTACGGTATTGCTGTTACTCAACCAGATGCATTGGCTGTAATGACTGCAACTCGTGGATAATTAAATAATGATAACTAAGGGGTAGGGATGCGATATGCCCTGCCCTTATTTTTTAAGAAGAAGGAGGTTATATCTAATGTGGTTTAAAAACACAAGAACAGGATTGACTTGGCTTGTTGAAGATGAGAGACAAATCAAAGAATTACAGAAGAATGATTTATTTGAAGAGATTGATAAGCCCACAAAGGACACCTCTGATAGTAAAGGTGATTTTGTATGTGACATCTGTGGACAAGAAGCAAGGAATCAAAGGGGTTTGACTCAACACAGGCGAATGGCACATGGAATTGATAAAGATGGAAACAAGGTAGATACTAAGAGGTATAATGCCAAGTTTAATAATAATAACAACCCACCAAAAGACAAAGATGAGTCTAAAGAGGAGGGTGAAGAATAATGGTATCAATTACAACTAGAGAAATTAAGAAAATCTTATTAATTGAAGACCCTGAAACAGATGAATACATTGAAACAGTATTACCATACATTATTGATATGGTAGAGGATTACTGTAATGACACTTTTACACTTAGAGATGAGTATGGAAGAATCGTCAAGGTAAATGATGAATACTTACTGAGTGAAGGTGGAATTGTCGTTCCAATTGCTAAAATGATTGAGTTCTACATGAATAAATCAGGAATCTCACAGGAGAGTATCTCAAGAGTGATGTATAGTTACTCAAACACATTGCCTGCATCAATCACAGCACCTTTGAATGCGTATCGGAAGGTGAAGTTTGTATGATAATTAATCGTAAGGCAAGCGTAAAGAGAAACATTCCAGTGGATAATGACTATGGCTCAGAGATAGACAATTATATAGATTTAGGTGTTGTCAGTGGATTCTTTGATATCTTCACGATTGACAGAGGAGAAATTGCTCAAAAGATTATAGAGGATACAACTCATTTATTTATTTGTGAGACAAAGTTAGACATTAAACAAGGAGACCGATTCTTTATTGATGGTTTAGAATATGAAGTGAATTTTGTAGACAGACCTCAATTACAGAAATTGGCTATGATTGAATTGAAGAAAACACTTCACCAAAGTGATATGGTTGAGAATTTTATCTATATCGGTGGAACAGAAGAAGAATTATTAATTGAGATGGATGTTTTATCATTTGATAGATATCCAATAACTGAAAGAAGTTTTAGTCAATCAGTTGAATTAAAAGATAAGAACTTATACATTGTATATCCAAAATCATTTGGTAAAGGTTCAATTAGGCTAGATGGGAGACCAGTAGTTGATTGGGAAATATCAGAACTAATGATTGATGGATTTGTACATTATGTATATAAAGCAGAAACATTAAAAGAAGAAGTTTATATAGAATTATATTAGGAGGTTTTTATAAATGGCAACAGAAATTACAAATGCAGGATACCAGTCATTACGTGACTTTGTTGAATCAGCATGGACATTCATTGAATTACGAGATGAGTCAAGTACAGCGATTGTTAGATTAGGAGTAGATGATGAACGTGTATCATGGACACATTCTGAAAAAAGTCAGACATTAGAACTAACGGTGGTCATTACTGGCTCTGATGAGGAAATTGAGTTACCAAGTACATTTGCATCAAGTGCAATCTTTACACAAGCAAGTGGTGGAGAAGAGTTGGCTCAAGAGTCATTCTCAGCATTCACTATGGAAGAAACAGGAGACGAGTTGACGGTTATTCATCAATTAGAAATCCCTCAAGTTGTCTAGAAATATTCATATTAGACAACAGGAGGTGAAGAGATGAGTATTTTTGAAAAGAACAAAGGAACCAAATTAGACCCATATGAGATATGGACTGAGGATGATTTGTTTGAGTTCTCTAGTACAGGGACAGTGAGTAGCCACTTTCTTTTAAAAAGTGATATAACCATGACTAGGGAGTGGACAGGAGTAAACAGACTCGATGGCTCCTTTGACGGTGGAGGTCATACAATACGAGGACTAAGAATGACAGGAGATACTAGGGGTATGGGGTTTGTAGGGAACCTATATGGAGAAGTTACAAATCTCACCCTAGAGGATACTGAAATGAACGTCTCTATCGGAAACGGTACTTCGTCATATTACTTTGGTGGTGTTTCCAGATATATTTATTCTGATGGGTTAGTATCAAATATACGCATTATTAATCTTAATATATCTACGTCTGGGCTTCCATATAATAGTGAAGCAAGACTCTATATTGGTTCTATCGCTGGAAGTAGCCTGCCTGATGCAATTATTAAGAACTGTATCATAGAAAATTTCCAAGTATCAGGGGACATGGGAAGAGGATATTCTGGAGGAATTGTTGGGAATCGAGTTATGGGTACACATATAAACAATGTAATCATTAGAGGAGATATCAGTTTAACAAGTGGAAGATTGTATAGACGGACCACTGACGAGGCATTTTACAGGGTTCCTCAAGCAGGAATTGTATCAGGAACTGAAAATAGGCGTAGTGTCTTTACTAATAGTGATACTTATTACCCAATACAGTTTTCTGGTGGAAAGGTAATTAATGCTTCGGGGTATAATAATTCAGATGTTAGAATTGATGACGGAGAGGTAATAGAACTCAGTGATTCTGAATTAACTATAAAGTCAACATATGATGGTATATTTGAATTTGGACCAGAAGAAGGATTTGACATGGTTGATGGAGAGTTACCATATCCGACACGTATTGGTACAAGATTGAACCCTAGGAAGATAAAAAATAAAAGTGACTTATCACTAGTATCTGAATATCCGAATGACTTTTTAGAATTAGTAGAAGACATTGAATTGGATGAGCCAGTTTATGGCTACCTATTTAGTACTGATTTCTATGGTGTATTAGAAGGGAATGGGTTTGGGATACATGGTATAAATCTAAAAAGTAATGGAATGAAACTTTCCCTCTTTTCATCTTTTTATGGAGAAGTGATTAATACAAAGTTCCACTATTTAGATATAGACAATATGGATGGTGGAAAATATGGAATGGCATCCATATTTGCAAGTTATCTGTATGGTAGGTTGACTAACTGTGCTTTTTATATAGAAGGGGATTTGAAGTCCCAACGGACAAAAGGCGTTACAGAAAAAATGAACTCGTCTACTACAATAGAGAATAATTATTTTTACATTAACAAACTTACCTCTGTTAGTATGACTGCTCGTTTACTAGGAGAGGCAACATCAGCAAACTTTCGTCCAGTAGCGATAAATAACATATTCCATGTTGGCAGTTTTGAAACAGGAGTAAGTACACCTTCTACCAATTTTACCTCAAGAGCATACCCCGATGTAAGGGATAACGTTGTTTATATAGGAGAGGGAGAATTTGGCTATAGAGATGAAGAACTTGTCTTAGCAGAATCCTTAGAGGATTTCAGAAATCCTGATTTCTATGGATATGACAATTTTGATAAAGATAATTGGGTCTTTAAAGATGATGTGGACCCGATTCAAGACATCTTTTATGTAATAACTGAAAAGATTGAAGAAAGATTAATCTCTCTGTACTCAAAGGGAGTATCACTAAAGACAAGAATGAATAAAGGGTTTAAAGACGTAATTAAGTTCTTCTCTAAAAAGTCAGAAAGTGATGTTACAACTAAAAGGGTTGGGAATAGGTTAGAAATTAACTTCTCAGAAACAATATCTTCTAAATTTAGTAGGGCTGGTAAGAAACTAAGAGATATCAAGAATTACACTGGCAGGGTTTTAAGCAACTTTATAAAGTCAATAAGTGTAAATAAGAGAGTAGGATTTTATACAGAAGATATCCTGAGTAAAATTAATAATGTTAAGAGGTCAATGAAATCAAGTATTAATAAAATGAATAAAATCAATTTCAATGTATACTCTGTAGTTATCAGGAGATATCTCATTGGAGTAATGACCTACAGTAAAGAGATTGTATCAAGTTCTAGTTGGTCGAATCTAACTAGAATGATAAAAAAAGCAACATCTCATACAGGGAGCATGAGGTCTCTAATTTGGAGATTCACAAACGTATATGAATTTGTGATTAGAAGGCTTTCAAGTTACTCTAGTCCAATTTCATCAAGCGTAGTTAAGCACTCTGCGATTAAGAGACTAAGCCGAACATATACAGAGAGTATCTCATCGTACTCTAGAAGATTGGTAAAAAGAGGTATGTCTGCTCTCAAGTATGCAAAAGTTAATGTTAGATACAATAATATAAAGATGAGAGCAAAAGAATCAATGACAAAAATAAGAGCATTTAATGGAGGTGGAGATTGATGGCTTTAAAAGGTGACACAGTAAGGTTAGAGGTTGAATTCCTTGATACAGATGGATATAGAATAGAGCCTGATGAGGTTCAATTAAATATCTACGATAGGAGAGGAGTAGCCATACAATCAACCTCGTTGGGAGATAGCAATAGAGTTGGAGAAGGTGAGTACTATTATGACTTAGTCATTCCTTATACAGTTGAAGATTATATAACTTATGAGTTTATAGGAACCCACAGAAACCATCCAGTTCTGGCACGAGAAAAGATTCATGTTGAGTTTGTGTAGGAGGTGAGTAGGTGAGTGGAATGAAGTTTAAATTGGAATTAGACAACACAGAACAATTCTACAAGTTGTTAGATGAAGCAAAGGCAGACATTTTGAAAGATGTAGGTAATTTTGTTACAAGTGAAGCAAAATTAATAGTTCCAGTTGACACTGGTAATTTGAGAAGTAGTTTAAACAATAAGATGAAAGGTAATGACACAGTACAAATTGGTACAGATGTTGAATACAGTACAGACGTTGAATTTGGAACATCAAGACAAATGGCTCAACCTTACCTACTCCCAGCGTATGAAATGAATAAAGAAGAAATAAAAAACATGATGCGTAAGCACGTAGCACGACTAGGGAAGTGATATAATTGTTAGATGTATTAAAATATCTAAAGACAGAGTTAAATAAATTCTCACCAAGAGTTTATCATGAAAATGCAAAAGAAAACGCACTCTTCCCTTACGTTGTGTTCAATCTTCCATCTTCAACTATCCCTGAGAATGACAGTGAATTAGTTGTTCTTGAAATAGATATATGGGATTACTCAAGAGATGGATATGATGCAACAGTAGGAGTAGAGGTATTGACAAACAGGGTCAGTGAGTTCTTTAAGTACAACAGAACACTAAATGAGGATTACTTAATGATTTTCACTAAGTTAAATGAATTCTCACTCAAAGACCCAGACCCAAATATTAAAAGAAAACAATTGAGATATTCAATTAAATATTATAAAACATAAGGAGTGTTATAAGAGATGGGATTAAAAACAACAGGATTTACAAACAATTCTACAAATCATTTTATCGTTGATGCAGGTGCTGTATATTTAAACGTGGAGTTTAATGACAATACAGGAGAATTTACAGGTGACTTATTAGGTGCTACTTCTGGTGGTAACGAGTTTATTGTAAACCAAGAAGTACGTGAGATTGAAGTTGATGGATTAAAAGGACGAGGTAAAGGATTACAAGCAGTTACATTCATGAACCCTGATTTAACAGTAAACTTGAAAGAGTTATCTGCTAAAAACTTAGCAACTGTTATTGCAGGTGGAAAAGTTGCTGAAGGAAATGAATTCTACGATGTACTAACTTCAAAAGGAAAGATTGAGGATTCAGACTATATTGATAGTGTTGCATTAGTTGGTAATGTAACAGGCTCTGATAAACCAATTGTAATTGTGTTATACAACGTTTTATCTATTGAAGGATTAGAGATGTCATTTGAAGATGATAATGAGGTAGTTGTTCCAGTTACATTTGGTGGACACTACGATGAAACACAAGAAGTACCATATAAAATCTACCTTCCAAAGCAAGATGCATAATAGCATATAACTTGTTAGGTTTGCGATAATAGTAAGTGAGGGTGTTGATAGTGACACCCTCATATTTCTATGAAAAACACATAAAATATAAAACCAAGAGGAGAATGCAAAATGAGTAAAGAAACATATGAACTACGTAATTTAAAGACAAGTGATATTTTTAAGATGAGTAAGATTTTAAAGAAAATGGACATTAATATTGAGATTAAAGAAGGAATGTCTCAAAATCAAGTAGGATTTGAAATTCTAAATGAAATCTTCTCAAATCTACACTTAGCAGAAAAAGAGGTTTCTGAATTTATGGGTGATTTAGTTGGAATCAGTGGTAAAGAATTTGATGAATTGCCAATTGATGTAACAGCAGGAATCATTTCACAGTTTAAAGACCTTGACGGTGTAGAAAATTTTTTGAAATTAGCCAACAAATAGACCATGTAAGTCTAATGGATTTGTTACTTAGCAGATATAGCAATATGGATTTTGTAATGAATCTAGAAGTAGACGATTTTATTGATTTAGTTGAAAAGGCTATGGAAAAGAAAAGAGATGAGGATTTTTTCGCTGTCTGGAGAGGTCTGGTTCCTCACATGAATCAAGACAACTTTATGTCTTTTGAGGAATATAAGAGTCAATTATTGAGAAGTCAAAGAAAGACGAAATATGTACCTCCAAAAGAAGATAAAAGAACAGATGAAGAAATCTTATCTGATGCAGAAGATATCTTAGAATTATTAAAGGTTAGATAAAATTCCTTCACTCAATAATCAAGGTGGGTGAAAACTTATATGGAAATATTTAAACTGGTTGGGTCTATAGTTGTAGATGACAGCCAAGCAAAACAATCAATAGGAAACATAAAAGGTGAAGCAAGTGGTCTTTCTGGTGTATTCCAAAAGGCTGGAGGGGCTGTAGGTAGTTTCGTAGGTGGAGTAAGCAAGATTGCTGGGGCAGTTGGGGTATTCAAGGTAGTTGATGGTGCAATAAACATGATTACCAACTCTTTTGACGGTGCAATTAGCCGAGTGGATACACTAAATCAGTTCCCAAGAGTTTTAGAACAGATGGGTGTTGAAGGTGAAGATGCCAGAGCATCTATGGATAGGCTATCTGAAGGTATTCAAGGACTACCGACTACACTAGATGATATCGCAGGTAGTACACAGAGAATGTTTACTATTCTAGGGGATATTGACCTAGCAACAGAATCAACATTAGCACTGAATAATGCGTTCCTAGCATCAGGTGCTTCACAGGAAGACGCATCTCGTGGTACAGAGCAATACCTACAAATGCTATCGGCTGGAAAAGTTGATATGCAATCATGGCGAACGTTACAAGAAACAATGCCATACGCTTTAAATGAAACAGCAGAAGCATTTGGATTTACAGGAGAGTCAGCACAGAATGATTTCTATGATGCTCTATTAGCAGGAGAAATCACGATGGAAGATTTCAATGCTAAGATGATTGAGTTATCAGAAGGTACTGGTGGATTTGCTGAAATGGCTCAAGAAGGTACTAGAGGTATTGCGACTTCATGGCAAAACATTCAAACAGCAGTGGTTACTGGTGTAGGAAATATTATTCAAGC